TCAAACTTTACAACGGACTAAAGAAAATCAAATGAACGTAGAAAAAAACCAAATCACTTTATTCCACATCCATTCGGCAATCTGTCTGTCGGAAGATTTGCCATCAGAAGAACTGGAGGAAATGCTTGAAGATGAATCCACCAATGCAAACTCTGATGAGGAGCAGGATATCTGGGATGCGTTTCTTAGGTATGTCGGATCGCTCTATTAAGTGGGGGAAGGGGTCATCGTTCAACGTCAACATCGGTGAAGTCAACGGATGGGGCGCAGAGAGATACCGAACCCTCGATAACAAGTGGAAGTTTATCATCACTAAGGCTAGTGCCGGACCGTGGTATCAATACTTTGATGGCCGAGAGTTTGAAAACAAGGAAGAACTGGACGATGCAATACTGGAGTGGATGTGGAACAACTAAAGTTTGATTCAGATATGATTAAGGATGCTGTCGAGTGGGCAGCAGAACTTGGAAGCCTGAACAATTCAATCACGGGTGGGGATGGAAACTTTGCCGGCAGGTTAGGTGAGTTAGCCTTGGCCCAACACCTCAACGCACTGTGGGTACAGGATGACTACTGGTATGACCTGATCTATAAGGGTGAAACCATTGAAGTCAAGACCAAGCGCAGGAGCGTAGACCCTCAGATGCACTACGATGTATCGGTAGCCAAGACCAGTACACACCAACAGCCTGATCGCTATGCTTTCATAAGCGTCACGCTTGATGACCGGAGAGTAAAGAGCGTCTGGCTCTGTGGATTTATAGACAGGGATGAGTTCTTTGATAAGGCTAGGCTGATGAAGAAAGGAAGGGTTGACAAGTCAAATGGTTTTAAGACTCACGCAGATATGTACAACTTGGAGATAAGCGAACTACATGATAATTGAACCGGGAGTAGATGAAAAGTTCCGTGGTGTGGATGGACAGGAATGGGTGTCCGCATCATGGGTAAAGAAACAGACAGCAACACCGTCCACCAATGGATGGACTGAGGCTGTCCTTAATGAGGTGCGGGACGCACTAGGTGGTCGATGGAAGATGCATAAGGGTGAGGTCTACTACAAGTTAGAGGACATCCTAGAGGGGTTTAAACGTGCGCGTTCCTAAGCACTACGATATGCCGATACAACCTGTAGACTTCATTGTTGAGAACAACATGGGGTTCGTTGAGGGGAACATCGTGAAGTACATCTGTCGGTACGATATGAAGGGTGGTGTTGAAGACCTTGAGAAGATCAAGGACTACTGCGACATCCTGATTCACAGTGCTAAATCCAAGTCCTGAGCAGGAGAAAGAATGGGCGGAGGACAGGAGACTGCACTTCGCCCGCTTCTGTTGGCTCAATATGTATAAGAGAGCGCCATCAGGTAAACTGTGGCGCGACGTGTTCTTCGATAAGGAGGGGATTACGCTGTTTCAATATGCTGCTGATCGAAAGAAAGTTCGTCAATCGCGGTAATACACCCAACTGGAAAGGCGGTAATACCATACGGTTTATCATCTTCCCCCAACGTATCCCCTATCTTTAATACCTTATCGGTAGAAGAATGGAACCACCCGATTGATTTTAATTTGGGTGGTTCTATATCTTCCCCTTCATCCCAACCCGCTGTTGAGATGATGTCCTCCCAATATACACAGATTAACTGTGGCCCTTCAAACTCCTTGGACCTGAACTGCAATACATTATTCGCTTCCAAGTGCCCTCCTCATATCCTCTTGTATTCTCCGGCGTTTCTCTCGCTGCTCTTCCAACCTCTTTGCCTTCTCTTCATCACTATAGGATCGTTCACGTCTGATCCTGCTCATTTCCTTTTTAACATCCTTTAACTTCTGGTTATACTTCATCCTTATCCTGCCGGCTAACTTGCGCGGGTTCAGTGGCTCGATCCTGATGCCGGCATTGGAGAACCTAGCAGACAGTGGGGAGTAGTCATCTTGGAACCTCGATGTCTCACCTGACCGGGCCCTCTGGTTCTTCTGCTCTGCCCATGATCTGATACCGCCTACGTTAAGGTATTCCCAGTTCGGCAGTATGTTCCTTACCGCTGATTCAAACTTCTTGCCCTCTGGGATATCGGTTCCTTGGAACTGGTTGATGCCTAGAATAGGCCATCCTACTGCCCCCGCCAATCCACCTGATGGCTGAATAGCATTCGGGAAGAAGGGTATCTGTCCTGTTCCGCCCTCACTCAGGCTGAATGTACCGCCGGGCAACCAACGCTCTGCGTTGAGAGACTGGAGATCAAGGGAGTCTGGAGCAACAGCCTCTGAAGCGACCTCAGGCAGCGTCACACGGGCGTTAGGCATGAAGGGCATACCCATCATAGGGTTGTCCTTGACCAGTTCCTTGGCCCTGTTTATGAGGTAGTCATCCTCGCCTGATGTCAGTTCACCTAACTGGTTCATCCCGGCGTAGATGCCGGCCCACTTCATGTACTTGGCAGGGTTCTTTGTGGCAACCTCAGCCAGTCGTGGCATGATACCGTAGGTGTACGAGAAGAACGGCAGGAAAGTATGACGCATCGCATTCAGGAGTGGGGGATTCTGGTCGTAGTCGACAAAGAATTCTTTGGCCTGTCTGGCTGCGAATCCTCTGGCCTTCATCTCGTTCATACCATTCCCGATAGCCTCTTTGTACTTGGTGTTGTACAGTGCAGCCCGCCAGATATTATCCTCTAACTGGTAGAGTTTGGCAGCATTGTCCCATACAGTTTCCTTGACTTTGCGCATGACTCTGGTCGTCCAGTCCATGGCTTTGCTCAGTCCACCGGGGCCATCCCCGATCCTGACGTATCCGTTGGCACTGTTGCCGTACATCATCAGGACTTCATTCTTGCCCTCACGTAACTGGTTGACAAAGGAATGACCAAGCACTCCATCCTCCACCATCTTATCGAACATCTCATCCTGATTGTACATCTGCTTGGCTGCTCTGCCCACGTCAGCCCAATCCCCATTAGCCATGTCAAACATATGGCCGGAAGAAACAAAGTTAGCAAAGTGTACCGGCGGGGAGACAATGGTTTTAAATCCTTTCCATACCCCATTGGCAGCCTTGTATCTGTTAGCCCATAGAGACAGTGTGCTTGGACCAGTGTACTCCCTGAACTTCTTGAGTTGGTCCCATGTCCTTGGGTCTACGTACTTCCCACCCAGATCACCCCACTGTCCGTTAGTCGGAACCTTTACGGTCTTTGGCCCTTGAGGAAGGACGACGTTAGGAGACTGAGCCAGTTCCTTGAACAGTTCTCCCAGTCCACGCTCATGCCCCATCATCATCCCGGTTTTCATCATGGCATAGCCGGCATCCTCGATCTCACCCATCGCCAGTTTCTCTTCCTTGGTCCACTGACGTCGGACTCTCATGCCGTTGACACCATCCTCTATTACTTCCCATGCACCCAGATCATCCGGTCGTTCACCTCGTTCCCATGCAACCTTATCAAATGCCTTTACATTTCCCCTCATCTTGAACATATGCTGTGATGCCCTGAGGTTAGACACAGGATCAATAGGCATATCCCAATCGTGTTTCATGTAGGAGGTATGCAGGTAATCATCGATGTTCTTGAGGAATGTCCGCTCATCCAGTACACCCAGATTCACCAGAGCCTGACCGTACTCCTGTATCATGGCGCGAGATTCTGAGGCAATCCCCAACTTCTCAAGGTCAAAGTCGTCTGTTCCTATACCCATGTTCCTGTTCTGGAGCATACGGTACAGGACCTTCCGATCTGCCATTGGCATATCCCTGATACCCCTGAGGACTGATTCCCATTCCTTGGCGTACAAGGACTTGCGACCTCTGAACCTGTTCATGGCGTAGATCATATCGTCTGCCAGTTTGAAATTCGGGATGATTGCATCACCAAACATATCAGACAGTTGGGTATTTCCCCTCATCTTATCTATGGTCTTTGGGATAGCGAATGTCGTACCACCTAATGCTGCACCCAATGCCATGTTACGCAACTTGTCCTCTTGGGATGCATCAGGTTCCACGTTATACCCAACCAGTGATCCGACTGTTGCGCCCGATCCTGTTGGATGCTTGAGCGCAGTCCATGCAGCCTCACCGATAGGCTCGTATATTTTCTTTACTCCCTTACCAACGGCCAGAGCCACAGGAGACAGGGCCGTGTTGGCTACTGCGCCAATGCCGGCCATCTCTGTTCTGGTCATATCCCCTTCACCCACAAGGGATTGGGTTCCCTCTGGGATATAGGATAGCCCTCCGGCTACAGCACCTGAACCGGCAGCCATCGGGAAGAACTTGGTAAAGAAATCCTTTGCCGTCTTGATGTGCTTAAGCCTTGACACGGGGAGTGCCCATGCCACAGGGTCAGCGAACAAGCCGGTGTAGTATGCTGCGGTAGCGTATGGCCCGACATCAGGATCAGACATGAGTTCTTCCATGTACCGCTGCTCTGCTGCCATCCGCTCCTCCCCATGCCCTGTCCACTGAGCAAACCCCCTGACAGAATCAGAGGTCGCCCTGCTCCCAACATAGAACATGGCATCCAGTATGGATGGTTTCTTTCTCTCAGAGGTTACGTTGATGAATGGGTTAGTCCCATCAGCAAGGTGCTGCTCCGTGCTTTTACTGGCATGGAGAAATGGATTTACATCAGGGTTTTTGGAGTAGGGATTGTCATCACCCCATCCACCACCGCCACCTACTATCTCCATTATTTAAATTCCTCAGGCAGTTGGTCAATACCAAACGCCTCGATAAAGAACTTGATCATTTGTGGTGTTGGATTCTCCCTTAGTTTCTTGATGTCTGCATCAGTAGCAACCAGACCCGCTGTATCCTCTGGTGTATCGGAGGTGGGTGTGGGAGGCAACTGATCCCTCATCATGGCACCTGCTTGGATAGCCGTCCATGTGGGTACGCCTCTCTCTGTACCATCTCGTCCTATGACCCTGATCTCGTAATCAGGACTGGTCAACCATTCATACCTGAACTCATCCCATGGAATAAAGTTCCCTTCAGTATCACGATAGGAATTGTCTGCGTCTGGTCCGTACT